GTCATAGCATTTGCGGGCGTCGTCAGTCGGATCGTAGTCGTCTACCACCACAGCCTCCACACAGCAGCGATAAGACAGGCGATAAACAGCGCTATGAATATGCGGAGAACAACACGGGCTGGGCGTGGTGGCTCATGCCAGTGGGCGTCGTAATCTTCGTTCATGGAAGCCACCCAAGCTCTTTGACTACTTTCCCGCTGGAACGGGCTGCATATTCTTCGGCCTTCTCAAGGCTGTAGTGAGTGTTGGTGAAATTTGACTGGCGCCAGAACGGCCACCACCAGCACCACTCTTGAACTTCGTAGCCGGCGAACCTGTCGGTAACAATTCGGTAGCGCTTTCTCATGTTGCGAACTCGCCCTTTGCCATTGCTTCGGACAGAGCAGAACGAACCCAGTCAACACACATGGCGGCGAATGTCTGTTCCGCGAAGAACTGCTCAAACTCCTTGCGGGTTAGGTATTCTTCGTCTCTGCGACGGCTGGCTGTGAAACGGTTCACCGGCCTATCCTCCCTGCCTTTTTCGCTTGAATGCGCGCAGCCAAGTCCGAAGCCTCGCGCTCAAGGTCCTCAAGAGTGTCATATTGATTCAGCGCCTTCTCGATCGCGATCTCGTGTTGAAGTTTCGCGACTTGTCGTTCGCACAAGTCGAGGTATGCGCCCCGTATTCTCGCGAATAGACCGGCTTCCACCGTCTTTGCGCGCCCCGTTCGTATGTGGTTCATTGAGTGAAAAGGGATGCCGTAACGGCTCTCCAGTCTGGACAGGGCGCTTTCCTGATCGCCCCAGCCTCTAGTTTCCTTTTCCACCATTCGCCGGACGTACCCGGCTGCTAATTCGGCGCTACTCATAACTTCCTGCACCTGCTGCTGAGATTTTCTGCAGTTCATGTTGGTTGTCCCATGCTTGATTGCGGGCATGGAGAAGCGGACAAAACGAAAGGGGCGACTGGAACACGTAGGCAGTATTGCTCAGCGCGTGTTGGCGCAGGCAGCCGAGCAAATGGAATTGCGTAAGGGAGAGCATTCAGGCCCTCCCGGTTTCGTAGATAGGGCCGCGAACGGGCAGCCCAAAGTCGGTAGCAAGCTGTCGGATACGTTCAGGAGTGGTTGCGAGGGGAGTGTTGTCGAACTTGGCCGCAATCTCCCCGACAGTGAGATAACGGCACTGGCGGATGACTTTGACGCGATCCATGTCGCCAACCGTGTATTTGAGGTTTAGGTGCCATGTTGGCTTCATGCCGCCCTCGCAAAATTGCCAAAAAGTTTTTTGGCAGCTTCGACATACGCGGCATGCGCCTGATATGGGGTTTTGTGCAGGCCAAGATAATAACACTTCCCATGACACTTCACGGATGCTTGGTATTTCCTAGCCTTCTTGTTAAACGTCACGCCTTTTGGGAGCCCGCCTTTACGTCGCATGTTGGCGTTGTTTTGAAATGGCTCGCAAACTCTAAGGTTAACAATGCGATTATCAGATGGGTCCCCATTCTTGTGATCAATGAGAAGATCCGGCCAGTCGCCATAAACGAACAACCAAGCGAGGCGGTGTTCACGATACTTTCTGCCTTTAAAGTGTATCTCCCTATAACCAGTAGCTTGCAGGGTGCCAGCCTGTTTACCAATGTATCTGGAATTCTGAACGCTAGACTTAATGCGAGTGAATATCCCCGTACGCTCATCGTAGGACAGGTGCTCAAAAATCTCCAATGGGGGCGGGCTCCCGATCATCTAAGTCACCCTCCTGCGCTCAGGTGCGGTGTAGCAACGGGCAGCGTGAGACGGGCAATACGGCCCATGCTCAAGACGGGGTGCATTGCAGAACAGGGCATATTCGCCCTCGCCTTCGACAATGAATTTGCAGCTGGTGGCGGTGAGTTCCAGCAATGGAACAGGAAGAGCAACCGGAGCGAGTGGGGCAAAGGGGCTTATCTCACCCGCTCCGGCGTCCGCCGCACGGCTGTTAACAGTTGCCTCGCGGCCAGGTACGCCCAACCCCTCGGAACCGCGCGGATTAGAATGGGTGCAGGCGACGGGGAGGAGTTCGCCGCCTGCGTTTCCAGAGCAACGGGAGGAGTTGCCGCTCTGAAACTGAATGGCCCCCACGTGTTTATCGGACAGCGACGTGGGGCGCTGGTTTGTCACTCCTGACGTGCGCAGTTTTTGAGTAACCGCACGCTTCGGAGCCGATTTCGTCTTGTTCCCTGAACGGAAACGCTTTGGAGGTAATTTCATGCGGTGCGCACGGCCAATTACGGCATTGCGCGAACGGCCAAATATCGCAGCAAGCTTCGAGGAAGGCGTGGTTTCCCACAATTCACGCAGCTTGGCGTCGTCTGCGTAGCTCCAAGGCTTTCGCTCTATGCCCATGACGCCCATCGGACTACGCAGCCCGCGTAAACAGATTGTCGGTACGGGATTTATGAAGCTCTGCAATGTTGCGAACTGCTTGCTCGAAATAGGACGGCTTCAATTCAAAGCCGATGCCTTTTCGGCCCATTTCAACTGCCGAATAAACCTCACTTCCAATGCCGAGAAATGGCGTCAGAACCACGTCTCCGGGATTACTCCAAAGATCGATGCAACGCTCGATAACGTCCAGTTGCAGCGGCGAAATGTGCTGCTCATCTTTCTCGTCGCGAGCCGACCGATATTGGAGTGTGCGCGTCTGGTTTATATCCATCCACACCGGCGAGGCATAGCGCTGCCAAACCTCAATCGAATACCAGTTACGGCCATCCGTGTGATGTGTGTACTTACTGCGATCTGGTTCAACACCGTCACCGACATACTGATCGAAACAACCAGAAACGGGTTCTGGGTTTTCTCCCGGCTTGCGAAAGACCAGAATATAGTCGGCCAACCCCTGCCCGCTCATTGCGCTGTCCTTGACGATCTGCTTGTGAAGCAACCGGATCGACTTGGTGCGCTGCTGTGCGACAACTGGATCTTTCCAGATGCAGACCTCGCTATGGAAGATCCAGCCCGCATCCTCGTAGGCGCGAACAATCTCGCCCCTGAAATCGCGCATTCCAATATGGCCGTGCCTGATCTTCGACATTGGCAATTGCATGCAATGAACCGCATGGAGACGCCCCGGCATGGTGACGCGCAGAAGCTCTTGAATGAGGAATGCGTAGTGCTCCCAAAAGCCCGCGCCTTCGTTGTTGGAAATGTCGCGGTCGTAATTGGAAAACTTGTAAAGGCCCTCGAATGGTGGGGAATGAATGCCGAAGTGAACCGTATCGCCGGGAACAGCGCGGATCAGTTCGCACGAGTCGCCCTGATAGACTGCGTAGTCTGATGCAATCACCTGATTGACCGCTTTAATGAACTCGTGCTGCTTCAAAATCCCCTCCCGAAATGAATGCTGGAATTACGAACGGCTGTTGCGGGTCGTAGTCGGGCTTATCCCTAACCATGCCGCGCACGTTCTCGCTGGACAGATCGGCCATGTGCGCAACCATCGCCGCTGCCATCCGATCGGCGTCAGCTTCCTTCCTACGAAGATTGGCGACGACAGCGCCCTCGGTCTCAGCCGCTATGAAATGAACATTGACCGGCTTGGTCTGGCCGAACCGCCAGAACCGGCGAACAGCTTGGAAAACCTGCTCAAAGCTATCGTTAAGACCGACAAAGCCGGTATCGGCACAATGCTGAAAGTTGAGGCCAAAGCCGCAGATCGACGGCTTGGAAATAAGAACCTTGATGCGACCGCTGAGGAAATCCGCAATCTTCCGTTCCTTGGCCTCGTCGTTATCGGAGCCAGACAGATTAACCGCACCTGGAATAGCCTTCGCCAATGCGTCGGCTTCCGCATTGAGATTGCACCACCAGACGAACGGCTTGTCTTTTGGCGTGATCTGCGCGGCCAGTTCGACACGCTCTGCAACCGTATCTCGACGAGCCGCAATGCGTTCTTGAAGGCTTGCCGCTTCCATTGGAAACAGCATTCCGGTTTCCATCGAAGGTACATAATCGACCGAAACACGATGCTGTGTCTGCTTCAATGGCGGCAGATTGTAACCATCGTTCGGATAGCCAAGATCGGACGGCTTGCGAAGCATGACAGACCACGACGCCATCCAACGCCAGAAATCATTCTCTGCATGGCCTTTGAGCCGCCAACTTTGCGTCTCGCCGCCATCATGAACGAAGAATGTCGCCAGCATATCGGTGTAGGACATGACGCCGAGAAACTCGGCATGGTTGCCAAGTTCCATGAAATCATTCGGTGCCGGTGTGGCAGTCGCGGCCAGTCGAAACGGAATGGTGCGCGTTTCCTCGATCAGTCGAGTGCGATAGTGGCCGTCTGTCGATTTGAGAATGCTCGACTCGTCCAGAACGATGCCGCCGAAAGCAGACACTTCGAAATGATCGATCTTCTGGTAATTGGTGACATTGATGCCGGGCGCGCATTCATCCTGATTTTTAACGATGCGAGCAGAAAGGCCGAATTTATCGGCTTCTCGAATATGTTGCTGCGAAACAGCGAGCGGTGCGAAGATCAGAACCGGCTTGCCGGTGTATTCGGCAACGATGCTCGACCATACCAATTCCATAGCGGTTTTGCCGAGGCCGGTTCCTGCGAAGATTGCCGCCCTACCTCGACGCAACGCCCATGCAACGATGTCGCGCTGGTGCGGAAACAGGAAAGACGGCAGATCAGGAACGTTGGCTATCCCTGTCATGGGATCAACCATGCGCTTACGCGCCAAAAAGTCTGCGTAAGCGCTCATGCCGCAGCCTCGCCGTGCGGCATTGGCTTCGCAGCGGACGCAAAAATATCCCCGCGCAATTCTTCCATTGGGATGCCAGTGAATCGCGCAATGTCGCCCATACGCTCTGCGGGAACCTTCTCCCACTGCGTTACCGCACCGGGGGTTATACCAAGGAAAGCTGCCAGCTTGCTTAGCCGCCCGCGTTCCGCTTCGATCCATGAAGAAAGTTTGTCCATGCCGTCAAATATAGCCGGACTATAATTTTAGTGCAACTACTATTTTCAGTGTCACTAAGTGGACGAATCAAGGCTATAGCTTGACATTTCCAGTATGGCTAATAACCCGATGCTAATCCCAAAGGACGGCCCTCCGCGCCATTATGTGCGCGAGTGGAGGAAGCACCGGAATTTGACGCAGGAGCGGCTTGCGGAAAGGACGCCGTTTACTACCGGTGCAATTTCACAACTTGAGACTGGCCGCACGAGTTACACTCAACCAATGCTCGAAGCTTTGGCAGTTGCACTAGATTGCCTGCCTGGCGATCTGCTTTCGCGCAACCCGTTGAAGGATGGAACAGTCGTTCAACTTTTCAACGATCTGCCCGAAGATAAGCAGCGGGTGGCCATTGAAATGCTGAAAGCGCTAAAAACCGCGTGACCCATTTTTTTCTGTTTCGCCCCTAGAGTATAAACTTCTTACTCAGAGCTAATACAAAACAAGAGATAAACCTTTTAGGAATTAGCTTTATAGATTGGACCCGCAATTCTGCGGCCCTACTGACCCGCAATTCTGCGGCCCTAGTCAAATCCGTAAGGGAACCGGATTGAATATTCGTTCGGCTTTCTGTGGCTGCGCACAACGATTAGAACCGACTTGTCCTCAAGTTCCTGTATAGCTCTGGCAACCTTATCAACGGACATGCCCAAAGCCTTCCCGATCTGGTCGTGGCGGTAGTAGCAGTATTCTTTGCTGTCCATTCTCCGCGACAGCCAGAAGCCAACGCGGAACGCTCGATCAGAAAGCTTGTCGAGTTCACATAGCATATCTGCCCACTCCCTGCGCTTTGCATAAAAAGCCGCTGCGGCTTCGCCGTTATCGTTTCGTTTCAGCATGTTCACGATATGCCATAAACAATTTTGTAGCGCCACTAAAATAGTAGTTGCACTAAAATTATAGTGGTGCTACAACCATTCCCAAGAGCAAACACACTCTTCGGAGCAAGGGCAGCGGAATGCAGATGTACAAGGTCAAGTTCCACACGCAGACGGAGGACCGCGCCGAGTTTGGCACGTATCTCGTTTGCGCACGGAATTCCGAGGAAGCAGAACAGGCCGTTGCTCTAACAGCAAACTTAACTCAGTCGAAAGCCACTTTCGACACTCAACGGGTAAAGCCTTCCGTTTATGAACTGACACGCCGGGAACTGACACGCCGGGAACTGACTATATCTGAAACCGGCATCGTGTCCGACGCTAAGGAAAACGGCGCAGTCCACGAAGTCAGGTCGTCAGCGAAGGTGTTTGCAAACTCAGAGAGTGTTGCAATGCGCCGCCTCGCGCAGGCCCTTATCGACAGGGCGTCTGCCAAGAACAATACGACAAAGCACGTCAACGATTTTTGCATTGAAATCGAACGGGCAGACTATCGCCCATCACCAAGCCGCATCGATGAGCAGTCCATCTACAAAGAGCACAGGTTCTTTGCTGGCGGCGCTGCGCGTCCACGATAATTCTTCGGAGCAAGGGAAATGAACCAGAGCGAAATGAAGCAGAAGGTGGACGCGCTAGCGAATGCGGCGCTCGCCAAAGGTTTGCGTGAACCGGAAGCGTCTGTGCACGTGAAGTCTTATCAGGCAGTACCAAGCATTCTTCTTTGCTGGAAAGACAAGAGCCGCGATTTCGAAAGCGCCTATAAGAGCTTCGTTGGCGATACGCTCGAGGGCTCTTTTCTTGCCGCCAATAACTACGTGGAAAGCCTGCCAACGCCAGAGCAGGCGAAGCTAAATGAGTTCATGGCTTGCCTAGGCAAGGTCATCGACCTCGGCAAGACGAACGGCATTGAAGTCGAATTCCTGAACCCGCTCACCGCAACCATGAAGCGGCTGTCCGAAAACGCTCTCACTTTCCAGAAGTCAGCAGCGTGAGGCCCGCCATGCAACACGAATCGCGGTTTCCACTGAAAGCACAGAGCAAGACGCTCTGGTTCGCTCGCAACCCTGAGTGCGAAATAGACGCCTGCTGGTTCGATACCGAGCGCGCGGCGTTCGATCACTTCACCGACTACGGCAAGTTCTACGTCTACACGGAGATCGTCGAGGACGAAGGCCGTTGCCGTTTTCTCAATGAGGAATTCGCAGAGCGCCGTGACGATACGGCTTGGGAGCGTGAAGCTTCCGAAGCTGACGCCTTCCACCAGTTCATGCGGGAGTCAGCGATATGATCCGCGACCCATACAGTATTCCCGGCTGCTCCATAGATGGGTGTTCAAGGCCAAAAAAGAGCCGAGGACTGTGCAGTGCTCACTATGAGCGATTGAGAATTCACGGTGACCCGCTGCATGGCGGCAATCTTGGAACGGCGATCGGTGAGCCGGAGCGCTTCTACAGAGAAACGGTCATACCTTTTGGGGGCAATGAATGTCTGGAATGGCCGTACGCCCGCTCGGGCGTCGGGTATGGCCAAATGCGCATCAAAGGAAAATCTCGCAACGTTCATCGTCTTATTTGCCGGGAATCTCACGGGCGCGCGCCAACGGCGGAACACCAAGCAGCCCATTCCTGCGGGAACCGGGCCTGCGTAAATCGCAAGCATCTTTCCTGGAAGACACAGGCTGAAAACGAACTGGACAAGCTCCAGCACGGCACAATGCCGGTCATCAAAAATGGGAGGTGGACAAGTGTTCAAGAATTATGACGAATGGAAGCTCCGTACGCCGGACGAGGATTACGAAATGAACGGCGGCCAAATCTGTCCGTTCTGCGGCGCATATTCGCCACGATCCTGCGAACTCGAAGAAGAAACGGACGGTGTTTGCCCTTGGGAGGAATCTCAAGACGAGCCCGATCCTGACTATCTCCGTGACTTGAGGGACGACAGATGAGCCGCACCTCTGAACAACCCGACTTCAACATTGAGTTCGACAAGCGCCGGTTTCGCGCCAGCCTTGAGGGCATTCTGGAATGCATTCGAGAGCCAAAACTAGCTCGTGAAGCAGCAGAAGGCCGGTTTGATCCAGAGCCACGGAAGGAAGGGCAATGAGCTACCATGAGTTCAATCTGCCGTGGCGCTTTGAAGGGCGGACCATTTACGACAGCGCGGGCATACCAATTGCGGTGACGCTTGATTACACGAGCGCCCGCAAAATTGACGCTGAAGGCACCACCTACAACACGTCAGAACATGCAGGGCTAATACGAGCCGAAACGATTGTCTCGGCTGTGAATACGAAGGCTCGCACATGAGCACCCGCGCCCTGTCTTTCTTCCTCACCCTTATTGTTTTCGGCCTGCTGTTTGGTGTGGCCACGAACCTAACCACGCCGGAGTTCGTCTGTGACGGATACGGCCAGTGCTGGAGCGAATGAACATGGAACGCTACCCGGTTCAATGCCTTCTGCGCCCGTTTTTCCTTCTCGGAATGATCGTCTGGTTTGCGGCTGTGTACCTCGCTGCACCGCATCTCTTTTAACGCCAACAACAAGCCCTGCCGCGAATGGCAGGGCATGGAGGCCACAGTGAACACAACACAAATATCCAGCGCCGCTATCGCCAGCCGTGACTGCGCAAAGACGCTCATGAAGCTGTCCCGCGAATGGCGCGATATGGGCGACACAGCGGAAGCCACGCGGCTTGTGAAGAAGGCCCGCTGGTTCTGGCACTGGTATCTGCGCGCCCCGGCTTTGACTGATGAGGCCGTCCAATGAGCAACCCTTATCTCTTTCTCGACGCCAATGTGACGAAGGCGGAAATTGCCAAACTGCTCGAAGCCTTCCCGGAACTGGCTGAGGACGAGCAGCTCCGCATGGATACGCTCGAAGCGGAAACAGACGCCTTCAAGGTTATCGAGAAGGCCCTATCAGAGCGTCAGGAAGCCGAATCTATGGCTGAGGCCATTAAGGTTCGAGAGACTGAACTACACGCCCGCAGAGGCCGATTTGAGCGAAAATCAGAGGCAATGCGCGGGCTTATCAAAGCCGTCATGCAGGCTGCTAAACTGGACAAGGTGCAGCTTACCGAAGCCACGCTTTCAATCACCAAACCTCGCCAGTCAGTGAATGTCACCGACTTGGAAGCACTGCCGCAAGGTTTCTACCGCCTCAAGCGCGAAGCCGACAAGGCAGCACTGAAAACCGCTCTTGAACAGGGCGAAACCATTCCGGGCGCGGAACTTAGGTTTGGAGACGCCAGTCTGATGGTGAGGACAAAATGAGTAACCTTGAACCTCGCATTGAGGCTGTCCGCGCAAAGTACGATCTAGCGCAAGACGACTTCTGGAAGATCAAGCAGAACGGTCAGTGGGTCTGTAAGCACGCGGCGCTGGAAGTCGTCGCGGTTAAAGCCGGTATCGAATGGCTGCCCCCACAGATCATCGAAGCTAACGCTCCGGCCCTTGTCACCTCAATGGTTGTTACCGGCAAAATGGGTGACCGTATCGAATGGGCGACCGGCGAGACAAACGCGACCAACTACAGCGTTGTTGGCCGTCAGCCTGCCTATCCATGGGCAATGGCAGAGAAGCGCGCGAAGGATCGTGTGATCCTTAAACTGGTTGGCATTCACGGTCTTGTCTATTCCGAAGACGAACTGCCTTCGGGTGGCATCCCCATACATGAAGACGTCTCAAAGCAGACCAGCGCCGCCGAAATGAAACGCGGTCTAGAGGCGATTGAACAAGACCTTATCGACTGCCCAAACGTCGCCGAAGTGAACAAGTGCGCGAAGATTTGGGCGTCGATTATGGACCGAGACAACTGGTCCAGAGACTACCGCGACATTGCCAAACCTAAATTCGAGGCGCGGCGCAAAGCAATTCAAATGCTTGAGCAGAAGGAAGACGCATAATGGCTGGAAGCGTCAACAAAGTCATTCTGGTTGGCAACCTTGGTGCTGACCCAGAAGTGCGCCGCTTATCGTCCGGCGATCCTGTTGTGAATCTGCGTATCGCCACGTCTGAAAGCTGGCGCGACAAAAACAGCGGCGAACGCAAAGACAAGACGGAATGGCACTCTGTCGTGATCTTCAATGACAGCCTCGCCAAAGTTGCCGAGCAGTACCTTCGCAAAGGAATGAAGGTCTACATTGATGGTCAGCTGCAGACCCGCAAATGGCAGGATCAGAGCGGGCAAGACAGATATTCAACCGAAGTCGTTTTGCAGAAGTTTCGCGGTGAACTGCAAATGCTCGAACGCGCGGAAAGCGAACCTACCCAGCCAGCACCCAAGCAAAAGGAATTGGGCTACGCGGAAGCCAGCGGCGGCTCTCGGCCTGACTTAGACGAAGACATTCCGTTCGCTCCGGAGTTCCGCTAATGGCTACGGAAAAACGACGGTTCCTTCTCATAAGCGATCAAGTTCGCCATAACGCAATCACTGCTGTTATGCGCGCTGACGCAGGCAGTGCCGTAACGGTTGGCCCTGCGACTCGCAGTCTGGATCAGAACGCCAAGTTCCACGCGATATGCACCGACTTGGCGAAATCACCGCTTCTATGGG